GAAGAAGTGATTTCAAATAATTACGACCTTGTTGTAATGAATAGAATGCTGCATAATGTAACGCCAGAGCAAATGATTGAATGGCGTATAAAATACGGCTTCAAATTAATTGTTGATAATGACGACCATTGGGATTTGGGTGCTTCGCATATACTTTCAGAATCATATAAAGAAAATAAAGTAAGTGAACAGATAATTGCTTGGATAAGAATAGCAGACCTTTGCACTTGCACGCACGAAAGATTAGCAGAAGAAATTTATCACTACAATCAGAACGTTGAAATATTACCTAACGCTATTCCATTCGGCGAAGAACAATTCCTATTAGATAAGAAGCCTTCGGATCTTGTGAGGCTATTTTGGTCAGGATCAGGAACGCACGGAAGGGATATAGATATACTACGCAATCCAATGAAGCGAATAAACTTTCCTGTGCGTACAATCATAGCCGGTTACAATGAAGGCGAAAAACATATCTGGGATGGTATGATTGCATCCTTTACAAATGGGCTTAAATTAAACCCAACGATATATAATTTTAACCACGTTACGGAATATATGGCTGCCTATTGCGATTCAGACATAAGCCTTATCCCTTTGGTTGACAATAAGTTTAATTCAATGAAATCTAATTTAAAAGTATTAGAAACGGCATCAAAGAAAAACCCTGCTATCGTAAGCAACGTGCATCCTTATAGGGGATTTTATCCTGCTTGCCACGTCAATAGTCAAAAGGATTGGTATTATTGGATCAAACTATTAGTTAATGATAAGGACGCGAGAACCCATTACGGCGAAGCGCTTTATGATTATTGCAATACTAACTTCAACTTGCACGTTGTAAATAAGAGCCGATTTGCTATTTATAATAAACTAATAGGAAATGCCGGTAATTAAATGTTCAAATGGAAAATACAGAATAGGGTCAGGTGCTTGTATCTTTGATACCGAAGAAAAGGCGCAAAGCGTATGGGCTGCAATCAGGGTTTCAATGGTTGATAGTTATAACGATTACCCAGAGGCAGCAAAAGCAAATGCAAGAAGGGCATTAAATATTAAAAAAGAAAACGATCGCGGTTGCGGAACTTTAGTAGGTTGGACAAGGGCTAACCAAATAGCTAAGGGCGAAAACATATCCAGAGAAACGATTGCAAGAATGTCAAGTTTTGAAAGGCATAGAGAGAATAGCAAAGGTGATCCTAAGAATGATTGCGGTGCTTTAATGTGGTTAGCTTGGGGTGGGGATGAAGGCGTAGCTTGGGCGCAGAGAAAACTTGCGGAAATAGATAAGCAAAAATATCCAAAATAAAAAACCACACTAAAATATATCTAAAGCATTTTGGTTACGGAGGAGAAGATTTTATGCCGTGCGAAGTATGTGGATCAAGGGCAGTAGATATTCACCATATACATAGAAGGGGAATGGGAGGAAATTCAGATGCAGATAAGATTGAAAATTTGATGGCGGTTTGTAGAAATTGCCATATTGAATACGGGGACAAAAAGCATTATATTGAATTTTTAATTGAAGAACATAAAAAAAAATTAGATGGCAAAAGTTAAAAGTGATTCAAGAAAGGTTAACTTTGGTAAAAGGAAATGCGGACACGCTAAGAAATCCTATAATAAACATAGCCCAAAACCAAAAATGTATAGAGGTCAGGGCAGGTAAATAAAAACCTATGATAAAAAAAGTGAAAATTACGGAAGTAATATCTAACCCTAATAACCCGCGTTTAATTAAAGATGACAAGTTTAAAAAATTAGTAAAGTCAATACAGGACTTTCCAGATATGCTCAATGTCCGACCTATTGTAGTTAATCAAGATATGGTTGTACTTGGTGGCAATATGCGTTTAAAGGCAATAAAGGAAGCTGGGATAAAAGAAATTAATATTGAAATAGTTGATTGGTCAGAGGATAAGCAAAAAGAGTTTATAATAAAAGATAACGCAAGTTTTGGCGAATGGGATTGGTCAGATTTGGCTAATAATTGGGATTCTGAAGAACTTACAGATTGGGGAGTTGATATTATTGGGTTTAGTAATGTACAAGATTTGGGTGAAGATTTTAGTTTACCAAACGGGGATAAATCACCATTTCAACAAATGACTTTCACATTAGCAGATGAGCAGGCAGAGCAAATAAAAAACGCTATTGAGGAAATAAAAAGCACAGAGGAATATAAATATGCTGAAACAATGGGCAATGAAAATTCAAATGGAAACGCTTTATATTTAATAGTAATGCAATGGGCAGAGCAAAAGAAATCTTAGTAAAAGTTATACCGAGCAAGATTGCTAATGAATTTATTAAACTGAATCATTATTCAGGCAAAGTAGTGCCTAATAGTAAGTTACATTTTGGTTGCTTTTTAGATGAAAAATTACACGGAGTTCTTAGCTATGGATCAAGTTTAGATAAAAGCAAGACTATTGGCTTAGTTGAAAATACAAATTGGCACGATTATTTAGAATTGAATAGAATGGCATTTGATGAATATTTGCCAAAGTATAGTGAAAGCAGATGTATTGCAATTAGCATAAAACTGATTAAAAGAAATGCATCTAATATAAAGTGGATTTTATCTTATTCAGATGGTTGTGATTGTGGTGATGGAACAATATACAGAGCAAGCGGGTTTAATTTGACTTTAATAAAAGAAAATAGTGATCTATTCCTATTGCCTAATGGCAAAAAGATACACTCAATGACAATAAAGTCAAGTAAAACTATTATGAATAAGTATGGGAATTGGAAAAAATACTTAGATACAGAGCATATAGGGTGGCAAAAAATTAAAGGCTTTCAACTTAGATATATATATTTAATTGACAAAACTTGTAAAATATCAGTTCCTATAATCCCATTTTCTAAGATTGATGAACTTGGTGCGGGGATGTATAAAGGAAATAAAGTAACTTTGGCTGAAAGGCAACAAGCGGTAGAAGCATAAAAGTAATGCGTTAGTCTTCCAGACTAAAGAAGGGGTGCAATACCACCCTACCGCTCAAAATAACAAAGAAGGAAATAAGAGAATATGGCAAACGAACAGAATTTAATACCGGTTCAGAAAGGTGAAATAAGAAACCCAAACGGGCGACCGCGTAAATATGTAACCTTACTTAAAGAGCAAGGCTATAAGCTAAGTGAAATAAACGACACGATACAAGTAATGATGTCAATGAATACAACAGAATTAAAAGAAGTTTACGATAACCCAAAAGCCACGATACTTGAAAAGACGATTGCAGGCGCTATGAATAAAAGTTTAATTAAAGGCAGCCTTTATAGTTTAGATACTTTGCTGACCAGAGTTTATGGAAAGCCTAAAGAACAATATGATATTCAACAAGATACAAAGATTGAAGTTGTATTTGTTGAAGGCAAAACTATTTTATAGTGCGCATAGAATTACCAAACCCCCATATTAATCAAAAAAAGATATTAGAATGCGATAGGCGTTTTATTGTCGTAATGTGCGGAAGGCGTTTCGGTAAATCAGAACTATCCCAGATACTATCAATCAGCGAAGCAATTAAGGGCGGACAAGTTGCATACATAACACCAACTTATAAATTGGCAAAGGCATTTTTTGAAAGGCTAACGGCTGCTATCCCATTTAAAAACAATATCAGCAATCTTAAAATCTATTGCCCTAACAACGGATCAATAGAATTTTTTACAGGGGAACGTTTAGATAATTTAAGAGGGCGTAAGTTTCATTTAGTAATTATAGACGAGGCGGCATTTATTCCTGACTTAGAATCAGGATGGCAAAATAGCATACGCCCAACTTTAACCGATTATGAAGGCAAGGCGGTTTTCTTATCCACGCCCAGAGGTAAGAATTTCTTTTATTCAATGTTTATGAAACAGGGCGAAAATGATTGGCGCAGTTTTAAATTTAGTACCTACGACAACCCATATATTAATACAAGGGAAATAGACGAGGCAAGATTGCAGTTGCCGGAAGTAGTATTTGAACAGGAATACCTTGCAAACCCCGCCGAGAATAGCGCCAACCCTTTTGGTAATGCTTTTATCCAAAGATGTATTAAACCAATATCAGCGCAGCAAATTGTAGCTTATGGGATTGACCTTGCTAAGTCAGTTGACTTCACCGTTATCGTAGGGCTTGACAATGGGGGTAACGTGGCTTATTTTGACCGCTTCCAGATGGATTGGCATAATACTAAGGCAAACATTAAAAGGCTTCCTATTGCGCCTATATTAGCAGATAGCACGGGTGTAGGTGATCCTATCCTTGAGGACTTGATAAGGGAAGGGGTAAATATTGAGGGATTGAAGTTTACAAGTCAATCAAAGCAACAATTAATGGAAGGCTTAGCGCAGGCGATCCAACAGGGCAAGATAGGTTACCCAGAGGGGGTAATTGTAGACGAATTAGATGTATTTGAATATCAGTTTACGGCTAATGGGGTACGCTATTCAGCGCCTTCTGGCTTCCACGATGACTGCGTTATGGCTTTGGCTTTAGCGTGGCAGAACTTTAACCTTAAAAGGGGATCAGGGCGGTACGCCTTTGCTTAATTGCATAACTCTTTGATTTTCAAACAGATATAGATTTTAACATAATTTTAAGAAAAAAGATGCCCTATATGTATATAATATGTATAAAAGGTGTATATTTGTATAACAAAACAAAAAAACAATTTTATGAAAACAACAACAGAACGAGTAAAAACAATTAGATGCGAATTAAAGAATGCATTGCCTGCTTACAAATTTTCAGTAACTAAAAGACATTACAACGGAGTTAGTATTGTGATTCTATCAGGACCGGCAAAATTAACTGAAGAAAATTACGAGCAAGTAAATACTTGGTACATTCACGAACAACCTGAAGGAGTTAAAAAAAATGTATTAAATGTTATTAATACAATAGCAAGCGAAGGAGTTACATACAGAGAAACAGGCGACTACGGAACGCAGCCTGACTTTTATGTAAATATTAAGATCGGAGAATTTAATAAACCATATATTCATAACTAAAACCCCCCGCAGGGGTGCGCCTGCTTAACGCACTTTTATTATGAACAGATTAAAAACCTTACAGGAAAAAAGAAACGAGCAATACAAAGCAGAAAGCCTAAGCGGAAAATGGTTCTGGTATATAATGGGCAGCGCTTTATTGTTAACGGCTTTTATTGAAAACCTTTAATATGAATCACGCAAGTTTATTTAGCGGGATTGGCGGTTTTGACCTTGCCGCAGAATGGGTAGGTTGGAATAACGTATTTCATTGCGAATGGAATCCATTTGGACAAAAAATATTAAAGCATCATTTTCCAAAATCAATATCATATAATGACATTACTAAAACAGACTTCACTATTCACAGAGGAGAGATTGACATTCTCACAGGTGGATTTCCTTGCCAACCCTACTCAACCGCAGGACTTAGAAAAGGGAAAGCCGATGAAAGACATCTCTTTCCTGAAATGCTTAGAGCAATCAAAGAGATTAAACCCAAATGGGTTATTGGCGAGAACGTTCGTGGACTTGTTAATTGGGGGGGGGAATGGTATTCGACGAGGTGTGCAATGATTTGGAAAGCGAAGGCTATGAGGTACAACCGTTTCTTATTCCTGCTGCAAGTGTCAACGCGCCGCATCAAAGACAAAGAATTTGGTTTATTGCTTACTCCAACTTCAACGGAACATATACAAGACTTGGACAAGTTCAAAGAAAGAATGGAGAAATATCCCAATGGAACAACTATGCCGAATTTAGCGACACAAATTCATTCAATGATGCTTCCAACACCATTAGCATCGGAAGGCGGGAAAATGTCAGGATCACCAACGGAGAATCAAATGAGTTTAACAAAGATGGCGAGGCAAGGAATGTTACCAACTCCGAATCAAAGAGATATAAAAGGTTGCACGAAGACGGGGAAAAGAATAACTTCAACGGGGAAAATACAAAACTATGGGGAAGTGTTACCGGACACAATAAAAAGGATAACTTCATCAACTTCCCAACTCAATCCCCTATTTGTGGGGGAAATGATGGGATTCCCAGAGAATTGGACGGCATTACCTTTCCTAAATGGCGTAACGAATCAATCAAAGGATTTGGAAATGCCATAGTGCCACAGGTAGCTTTTGAAATATTTAAAACAATCATTACATTTGAAGAACAATTAAAAAACCAATAACTATGCCTTATTCAACTTGCTGCGGCGCACATACTAATTTTGAGGAGATCGGAATTTGTCCTGAATGCTTAGATCATTGCGATTGGGAAGACGAGGATGAGGAGGACGTTGAGGCTGATAAGGAAGCCGACAACCAAATTGCTCAAACTAAAATAGATAAATATGAAAAGTAATTATGAGTTAAAGCAATCCCTTCTGGATAAATTAGAGATAGAAGGGCTTATTGAAAAAATACAAAGATTAGAAAAAACTATTGCTGAAAATGAGTTTGAATTAGCAAATATTCGTAAATTAGTAACCAAGCATTCAAACGATACAGAACTTGGAATGCTATTTAGAATAAAATACAGACTATGAACTATTGGCTAATACAGGCTATTGTTAATCAAATCAAAAGTAAAAAAAAATGATTACTAACTTTGAGGAAATAACAAAAGAGATGACAGAGGACGAAAAGAAACTTGTGCCTTTGATTATCAAGGGGTTAAGCACTAAGACTAAAGTAAATCCTATTAAGGCTGCGGATATTGTAAACGCAATAAACGAAAACAAAAATAGGTATGGCATCAAGTTATTTAGCGAACCCAGATTAAGAAAAATAATTAACTTCATTCGTTCAGAGGGCATCCTGCCTGTAATGGGTACTTCAAACGGGTACTATATTACAAAGGATCGGGCGGAATTAGAAAGCCAGATTGAAAGCCTTACACAAAGAGCAGAGGCAATAATGACAAGCGCAAACGGACTAAAAAAATTTTTATGAAAGAATTAATTGTACTTCGGGATTGGGTGGATCAGCAATGCAAAACAGGGCAACCTTTTAATTGTGCTGACGTACTAAATAAGATTGATGAAATATTAGAAAAGGACACAGATATTGATGAAATATATTTAACTTCGTGCTATGAAATGGAATGAATTAACCCTTTGGCAGTATCAACAATTAATGCCAACCATAACTAATCCAGATAA